ATTTGTTTATTGAGTAAGGTGATCGTAGAGTTTCGTGTAGATAGTTCAATATTTTTACTGGTAATTTCTGATTGGATTTTGTTAATGTCAGATAATTTTTCATTAAGTTTGGATAAGATTGTTTCGAGTTCGCCAACCTTTCCATTCTGTTCCAGCAGTTTATCATTAAGATCTTTGATGATGCTCTCTTTGTATTGCTCTGCAATATCTTGGTTGCACGATGGGCAAACATCGTGTTCACTAAAGAACTCTGTGTTGTGCTCACAAGTCTCGATTTTTTGGAGTAACTTGGACTTGATTGACTTGGCTTTGTCGATGTCTTCAGCAATAGTTTCCTTGTCATTGATGCTTGCTTTAAGAGTGTCGATCTCCTCCAAGATGGTAGATATCTCGACCTCACTAGATAGAATCTCAGAAGTATTTGCAGCAATCTTCGCTCTGATACTTTCGATGGCACTCGTCTTTGCTTCTGTGATTGTCTTAATGAGTTGTGTCTGCGCATCAACCTTTGTCTTTGCAGTCGAGATTTCATTTTCGATTTTGGCAATAGCATCTTTAGTTTCCTGTGCTTTCTCTTTCAATAACTGATTCATTGTAGAGAAAATACGAATGTCAAGAATGTCTTCGATAACTTCTCTTCGTTGACTTGTTGGTAACTGCATGAATGGAACAAACGATGCAGAACCAAGGATAACAACTTGCGTGAATGTCTTATAGTTTAATTTAAGAATCTGTTGCTCAAGAATCTTTTGATAGTCTCTTGATGCAGCATCTTGGTTGATCATCTCACCATCTTGCCAGATTTCAAATACATTAGGTTTGATACCACGAATAATTTTGTACTCTTTACCATTGATGTCAAACTCAACTTCAACAGAGCAACCCTTACCATTGATAGAGTTGACCAACTGACCCTTGTTGATGTTACGAAATGGTTTACCGAAAAGCGAAAAGCACAATGCGTCTAAGATTGTGCTCTTACCTTCACCATTCTTACCAATGATAAGAGTAGTAGTTGATTTGTTTAATAATACTTTATTCGGAGAATTGCCAGTAGATAAAAAATTCTTCCACTGTACGCTCTTAAATACAATCATTTAATCTTCCAATCAATTCCCATTAATTTATATAATGCTCTTCTATAAAGAGGTGGTTTCTTAGCCACTTTAATAATCGTGTGTTCTACATCCAACTCTAACCTACCAGTATTTACAGTAACCCATTGATTGACTGCAAGTGAAGAACTACCACTCAAGACAAATTTAGAACCTTCAGAAAGATACAATGATGGTTTTGAGATACATTCAGTATAATCTAAGTCAAGTGGAATCTGTTCCGTGAGTGGAAAGAAATACTCTATGTTAAGTTGTTGCATCATACTACCTCGATGTTGACTGCCTCAGTGTAAAGTGTTCTCATGTAAGTCTTGATTTGTTCTTTGTCCACATCAGTTTCAATACTATCAACGTAATGCGAAAGAACAGACAAGGTGTCCTCAAGATTGATTTCTTCGCCAATCTCACCATCTTGAAACTCGGACATGTCTTCAATAATCTTGATCTCATGACAACCCTTATTATACAACTTCTGAATGAATTTGTCAAATTTATAAAAGTCAGTTTTGTTTACAACTACTAACTTTACATACTTCTTTTCAAGTTCAACTACATCCAGATCGATGGGGTCTTTTCCTTTATCGTCGTATTCGATTCGTTCAAACATTCGATAAGGATTGCAAATGAATTCAAGTTCTCTTGTATCGAGATCAAACAGGTGGAATCCTCTGGGATCGTTATAGTCCTGCCATGTAAGTTCGTACGGATTTCCGAGATAATGAATATGCTGATCACTACTCCTATGATGATAGTGCCCAGAAAAAACCAAATCAAACTTTTCAAAAGTTTCTTTAGCCAGTCCATCGTGTGATTCCATTCCTCTGTACATTGCAAAGCCAGCGATCTCAAAATGACCCATGCAGATTTCAGCTTTAGTGTTTTTAATATGATCCAATGATTCTTGATAGTTCTCTGGACAAATCCATGGCATCATACAGATGGGGGTTCCATCAATAACGATTGTTTCTGGTTTGGAGATAACATCAATGTTACCGTATTCGACTAGAAGTAAATCTGGAGAGTTCACTTCATTGGTGTTCTTGTAGTATGTGTCGTGATTACCTGCCAACATATGAACACGAATACCTCGTTCTTCCAACTTATCAAAGAACATTTTCTTTGCACGATCAAGTGCGTAAAAGTTTACATACTTGCGACGATCAAATGTGTCACCAAGAACAAGAACAGTAGTAATGTTATTAGCATCAAGAGCGGGGAAGAATGTTTGTTCATAAAAGTTTTCAAAGAAGTCTAAGAACGCAATACTATCATTCCTTGCACCAAAGTGCTGGTCAGTTATAATGGCTACCTTCAAATGAAACCCACCTTTCTATTTACTTGCGATTGTTTACTATTTTCAGATTGTCTATTAAACAATTCTGCGATAGAGAATTCAACAGTCTCGCCACCCTTTCGTTCTGGTATTGTTGCACCTAATTTATCTGCTAGTTTCTTTGCATCAAACAAAGATAGTGGTTTAAATTCAACGATGTCAAAACATCTTCCTGGACGAATAAGAGCAGAGTCAATATCACGAACACTTGGAAGATTGGTAGAGAAGATCATCTTTTTACCTTTGGTTGTAACAAGACCATCACCCACATTCAAGAAACGATGCATCATTGTGTTACCATCGCTACGAGATTTCAAGAAAGCATCGCTGTCTTCAAGAACCATAACTTCAGCATCATCCTCAATAAACTTTGCGAAGAAACCATCTTTCTCAAGAATGCCAGCATCATATGTTACGATTGCAGAGCAGTTGCGATGAGCAAGTAGACCACGAATGAATGTAGTCTTGCCAGTTCCTGGAGGTCCAATTAGTAGGAGAATGTTGGCAGAAGATTCCATGTAGCGATCGTAGTAATCACCAAGGGATTCGCCATTAAGGAATGGATACATTTCTTCAGTTGGAAGACGATCACGATTTAATGGAACATTAACGGAGTTGCCGTCTGCACCATATACCCATTCAATATAAGAAGAAACAACATCGAAGTTAGACTCAACAATTTCAATCATGTCTTCTGCAAATTCAACATCACCAAATGCACGAACAGTAGTTGAGTTGGAGTTTACATCAAACTTAATAAAGTTATTAGTTCCTTCTTCGATAATGAATCCAGTTGAAGAATTACTTTGAACAAACAAGCAATCTTTATATTGGTCTTCTGCCCAACGAGACCATCTTTGACGATCACAAAGAACAGTTGTTTCTCGTTGTACTGTTGATAGGTTTGCATCAACACGACGCTTCATAATTTCGACTGTGACTAAGTCTTCAAAATCAGAAACACCTAAAAATATTTTTTTATCATCCATAATTTTTTTCAAATCAAATTGGTTATCAAACGCATCCCATGTATATTTTCTAAGAAGTTTCTTACCTTGTTTTCTTCTTCTAGCCTTTGTACTTCTTGCCAATGCGGGAAAAGACCTAGACACAATATTATGTCCTGCCTGCAATTCACGAATCCACTGTCGTATGTCCTGTGTCATCTTCATCATCCAAAAAACTGTTCAAGGTATTGTCCATCTTTTTCTTTGCTGCTTTTTCTTTTTTGCGATCCATCCATGAATCATCAAAGGTACTATTGTTCTGAACAAAATCCATGTAGGCATTATGATAGTCTTTATCATCACCCTCTTGAACTTCAAACATCTCAAATGGCATATCTTGAATCAACTTGCCTTTAATATAACTCTGTTTCTTTTCTTTAGCAATCCTTCGTAGGAATGCATAGTAAATAATCTGTGTAAAATATGCAAACGGATTGTTAGACTTAGTTGGATCGAAGTTATCAATATACTGAATGCAATTTTCCACGCCATCAAGAATCATATCATCTCGATAGGAGTAGTTTATAAAGTTGGGTTTATAGGAAAGATGGGTTGCAATTTTTAAAATACATTCGCCGATATAGTTGCTAATGACTGGTTTGGGTAAACCTTTTTCTTCAGCTTCTTTTTTCTTAGCTCGCATCTCAACGATTGCTGCTAGAAAGTCAGCGTTATTTACATAATGTGCCATACATACTCGTTCCTCATTTAATTCAAGTTATTCATTAGTATACATCAACCATAACGAAAAGACAAATCTTATTGGATTGCAAAATTGCATATAAAATAAATTTGCTTTTTTAATTGACTTGAGGCATAATCACTATGTTAGGGTTGATCGTTACCTCTAGTTGATTGTATCGTTTCCTTCGATAAAGACTCTAAATCTTTCTTCTTCTCTCTCGTCTTTTGGAGTTTTTGCTAACTCCTCAAGCATTAAGATTCTTCTCTTTGCTTCTTCTAAATCTATATCATCTTCCCAGAGCAATTCTTCTTTCTCATCTTTTGTAACGAAAGAAAGTTTTTCATGCTCTGCAACGATGCGTTGATATGAGGGGATGAATAGATGATGCAATTTCTTAACGAACATAATGTCTCGCTTTGCGATTACAAAAGTTCTATCATCTGAAAATTGACATAGAGGGTGAGCCGTTACATGTTCACGACTTGCCTCTAAGATGGGAATTGTTCTAATGCACATTGGCGATTCAAGCAACACATGTTCGTCATCCTCTTCTTTAAGGACAGCCATTACTTGCTCGCCTGATGTGAGTTTCATTACAACATAGAATTCGTTGTCGTCTAACATAGATCCACCTCTACAATTTTAACTTTAAATTCTTCTTCAGCATAAGTTTTATATCTTTCTGCTGCATGATTTAGAGTATGGTTTTTCCAAGATTTCCAATGTAAATCATCGGCAAGGTCAAATAGATTACATTTTGTCTTGCCATCTTTCAATCTCAATCCACGACCAATACTTTGCAAGTTACGGATCTTGCTCTTTGATGGTGATGCAAAAATGACATTCTCGAGAGACGGTATGTTGATGCCTGTGGAGAATGTACCAAAACTAGCAATAATGATAGCATCGCTCTCACCCTCTGTAATGTGACGAATTGCTTCACGATCTGTTGTATCAGTTCCTCCGTAAACAAAGAACACTTTACGATCCTCGTGTACTTTGTCTTTTATTAACTCATATAAAATTTTACCATGCTTTTCAACATACTGGAAAAGTACTAAGGTATTACCATCGCATTTTACTGCAAGGTTACGAATAAATTTATTTCGTTTCTCATTACTTACAAGAAAGTCCATCTCTTCTTGATAAGTTTTATTCTTTTGTGCTTTGCGAATTTCTTCGTTGTATTTCAACATCACACACATTATATTTAGGCTAGTAAGTCTGCCTGAGTCCATGAGTGCTTTGGTTGTAGTAACTTTATGAACTGGACCAAACATACCTTCAAGAACTAAACGATGAACCTTTTTATTATCAAGTGTGCCTGTAGTTCCAACACGATAACGAATCTTGTCCATTTTTTCCATAACTGTTGTTAGAGATTTTGCTTTGAACTGATGCGCTTCATCTCCGAAGATTACATCAAACTGTGCAAACCAAGATTTAGGTTGTAGGTATACTGATTGCCAAGTTGTAATCAAAACATCTTTGGTAAACTCTTTAGTAAACCCTGCATATAATTTTTGGCAAGAACCTTGTACATTAAAACCATTTGCAGATGAATAGTCTTCAAAGTCAGTATACATTTGTTCAACAAGAGATGTAGTTGGAACAATAAGAATACATTTACGATCGTGTGCAATATGCCAACGCATAGTGGTATAAATTATAAATGACTTTC